GGCCGGAACCGGATTCAGTACCCGCCGCTTAGTCACGCGGATGAGATCTCAGAGCGTCGGATGGGGGGTCCCATGACTGCTTCTGCTGGCCGAAAGCCTCGGCCGCCGCAGTTGAAGGTGCTGACAGGTCGGTCGCCAGGGCGGGACACCGGTGGTCGAAAGATCCCCGACCCGCCCCGTTTCGTGCGGGTACCTCCGGAGCCGCCGACGTGGTTGAGCCGGGAGGCTAAGGCAGAGTGGCGGCGAGTAGTGCCAGAGCTTGGCCGACTGAAGATGTTGAAGCAATCGTCGCGGTCGTCGCTTGTGGCGTACTGCGAGACGTGGGCAACCTTCGTGCAGGCAACCAGGGAAGTGCACCGAGACGGCCTGACGATTGAGGCGAAGCAGGGAATGCTGGCTCACCCGGCCGTGGCTATCGCTAGGACGGCGCAGAAGGAACTACGGGCGTGGTGTGCTGAGTTCGGTTTGACGCCCTCTGCTGAAGGTCGTTTGTCTCTGCCTGACGAGACGGCTGATGGTGACGACTTGTTAGACTAGCTGTATGGCTAGCCAGAGGGTTCCTCGCGGTCCTTGCACAATTGATGGGTGTGCCAGGATGGCTACCGCTACTCGCGAGTTGTGCCAGACCCACTACCAGCGTTGGAGGACGAAGGGCATCTGGGGCGGGCCAATTGCCGACAAGCGCCCTCGTGATCGCCAGTGCTCAGTCTCGGGCTGCGGCCGGGCTGTGGCTGCACGCAACTTCTGCCATGCTCATTACCGCCGATGGATGCTCACCGGCGACCCACAGGCAGACAAGCCACTACGCAGCAAGTACGGGTCGGTTTGTACGGTCGAGGGTTGTGTGCGGCCCCATCTGTCTCGAGGATTCTGCGGGACTCATCTGGCTAGATACCAGCGTTGGGGAGACCCGACTGCCTACTACGAGCCCAAAGGCCACGTCACCCGAGGTGGTTACAAGATGGCCTGGGCGCCAGATCACCCGATGGCAACCAACAACGGCCACGTCTTGGAACACCGGCTCGTGATGGCAGACCACTTGGGTCGCAACCTGCGGGATGACGAGCAGGTGCATCACAGGAACGGGGACCGGCTCGACAACAGGCTCGAGAACCTCGAGCTGTGGTCTACATCGCAGCCGGCGGGGCAGCGGGTGATCGACAAGGTCAAGTGGGCCAGAGAGATCTTGGAGCGGTATGGCGACGAGGAGATCCGCCTCCAAGACTGACCCTGGCGAACAGGCAATCGCGTTCCTTGAGCGACACTGCACCCACATCAAGGGCCAGTGGGCCGGTCAGCCACTGCGGCTTGAGCCCTGGCAGAGGTCCATCGTTAGCGACCTCTTCGGAACCGTCGACCGCAAGTCCGGCCTCCGCCGTTATCGCACTGCTCTCATCGGCGTTGGCCGCAAGAACGGGAAGAGCCTCACCGCAGCTGGCCTCGCTCTCAAACTATTGCTGGCCGACAAGGAGCCGGGCGCCGAGGTCTATAGCGCCGCTGGCGACCGCGAACAAGCGCGCATCGTCTTTGGCACAGCGAAGGCGATGATCGACGCCGACCCCGCACTCTCAGCCCGATGCAAGATCTATCAGAACAGCATCGTGGTACCGAAGACGCAGAGCGTCTACAAGGTCCTATCAGCGGATGGCTTCAGAGCTCACGGACTGAACCCTCATGGCGTGGTAGTGGATGAACTCCACGTCCTGGCTGGCGCCAAGGGCCGTGACCTCTGGGAGGCTCTCACGACAGGGCAGGGGGCAAGACGACAGCCGCTCACACTGGCGATCACGACCGCCGGGTTCGACCGTCAGAGCATCTGCTACGAGCTCTTCGACCACGGCCGGAAGGTTGAGACACGCCAAGTTGACGACCCGGCCTTCTACTTTCGGTGGTTCGGAGCAGACGAAACTGACGACTGGACAGCGCCGGAGGTGTGGGCCGAAGCGAACCCGAATCTGGGCGTGTCCGTGTCGATGGACTTCCTCGAGAACGAGTTCCGTCAGGCGCAGTTGATAGCGGCCCGGCAGAACACGTTCCGGCGGCTGTATCTGAACCAGTGGACATCGGCGGATGTGCGGTGGCTGGACCTTGGATTGTGGGACAGCAACGCCGGGATGACCGTGCGGGAAGACGACCTCGCTGGCCGTCAGTGTTACGGCGGCCTCGACCTCGCGTCCACGTCGGACTTCGCGGCGCTGGTGTGGGTGTTCCCCGACGAGCAGACCGGACAGGTAACCGTGCTGCCGCGATTCTGGCTGCCGCAGGCAGCTGTGGAGCGCCGCTCGCAGATGCGGCACATGCTCGAGGTGTGGCAGCGGGAAGGGTGGCTGACCGTCACCGACGGCGACGTCATCGACTACGACCACATCCTCGCCCAGTTCGACCGAGACGCCACCCGGTTCGATGTTGTCGAGGTGGCATTCGACCCGTGGAACGCCGGCCAGTTGACCCAGCGGCTACACGAGGGCGGCATGACGGTGTGGCCGTGCCGGCAGACCATCACCGCGTTGACCGGGCCCAGCAAAGAGCTCGAGCGGCTTCTCGGGGAACGGCAGCTCCGTCATGGCGGCAATCCGATCTTGCGGTGGATGGCCGACAACGTCACCGTCACTTCTGACAGCAACGGGAACATCAAGCCGGACCGGAAGAAGTCGACGGAGAAGATCGACGGGATCGTGGCGTTGGTGATGGCGCTCGCTGCCGAAGGCCGAGAACGGGAGACAGCTGTGGCACCGTTCGCGATGCATCTATGACTCGCGACCAGATCCCCGCGGCGGTCCTGCTCGCAGCGGCGTTCGGACTCATTGTCGCTGGCGTTGCGATGTGGTCCGTGCCGGCCGCGTTGATCGTGGCCGGGCTGCTGTTGACTTTGTGGGCAGCGCTACTCGTCGTACCGATCGGAGGTGGTAGCGGTGGGTAACGCTCTAGCACGCATGACCCGACGCTCTGCCTCTGGAGTCGAGGCGCGGTCGGGGATGGACTGGTGGCTGTCGCAGATGGCGCAAGCCACATCGTCGCCGGTCACAACGTACGGCCCGAACGGCGGCGAACGTGTCGACGGCAACTACGGCGCGCTCGTAGCGCAGGCGTACCGCGCGAACGGTGTCGTGTTCGCCGTGTCGCTCGCCCGGATGCTGCTGTTCTCCGAGGCGCGGTTCAAGTTCCGCGGCCTCCGGTCTGGCCGTCCCGGCGACCTGTTCGGCACCCCTGCGCTCGAAATATTGGAGCGGCCGTGGCGGAACGGCACCACCGGCGAACTGCTGTGCCGCATGGAACAGGACGTCACTCTCGCAGGCAACGCCTTCTTGTGGCACGACCGCAAGCGCCGCCAGATCCGACGGCTACGGCCCGACTGGGTCACGATCCTCTCCACGACCGACGACCCCGACGCCGACCTTGGCGCCCAGGTTGTTGGCTACCTGTACGGGCCACCCAGCAAGCCGCAGGCAGCAGCGATGCTGCCGATCACCGAGGTGGTGCACTGGTCGCCGATCCCGGACCCGCTAGCGGCGTGGCGAGGCATGTCGTGGCTCACCCCGATCTTGCGCGAGATCGACGCCGACTCGTCAGCGACACAGCACAAACTCGAGTTCTTCGAACATGCGGCGACCCCGAACATGGTGGTGCAGTTCGACGCGCAGGTCACCCAGGAACAAGTCCGGGTGTTCAGCGAGATGCTTGCCGAAGGTCACGCCGGGATGACGAACGCCTACAAGACGTTGGTGCTTGGCGGCGGCGCGGACGCCAAGGTTGTCGGGTCCAGCTTCGAGCAGATGAACTTCAAGGTCACCCAGGGAGCCGGAGAGACCCGCATCGCGGCTGCCGGGGGTGTGCCGCCCGTCATCGTCGGCCTGTCCGAAGGACTACAAGCGGCGACGTATTCGAACTACGGCCAGGCGCGTCGGAAGTTCGCGGACGGCTGGGCGCGGCCAACATGGCGGTCTGCTGCGGCGGCGCTGGCGAACATCGTCGAAGTGCCCCAGGGCGCCGAACTGTGGTACGACGACCGCGACATCCCGTTCCTGCAAGAGGACCTCAAAGACGCCGCCGACATTCGGGCGGTGGACGCGGTCAGCATCAAGGCGCTGATCGAAGCCGGCTACGACCCTGACGCAGTCATCGCTGCGGTCGCGGCGGACGACCTGACCGTCCTTGCCGGCTCTCACACCGGGATGCTGTCCGTGCAACTTCAGCTGCCCGGCCTGCCCGCACCCGCCCCGGCCGCTCCGCCGGCGAACGGCTCTAAGCCTGCCGCTTTCGCACCCTCAACCTAAGGACGCTCGCATGCATCCTCGAGACGACCTCATCCGTGCGCGCTTCGACGACATCGAACCTGTCGGCGACGGCAACACCCTCGTCGGCTACGCCGCCGTGTTCGACACCCCCACCGAGATTCATTCGTGGGAAGGCGACTTCGTCGAGACCCTCGCCCGCGGGGCGTTCAAACGGACTTTGGCGCAGCGAGCCGGCCAGATCCGCTCCCAGTTCGACCACGGCATGAGCGAGTACACCTTGCCGATCGGTGTCCCGACAGTGCTGCGTGAGGACGACCACGGCCTCTACGTCGAGGTCGAACTCGACCAAGACCCGTGGGTGCAGGAAACGTTGAAGCCGAAGCTGGGCCGGTCAATCAACGGCATGAGCTTCCGGTTCTCGGTCACCGACGACGAGTGGTCCGACAGCGGCGATCAGCGCACCATCCGGTCGGTGAAGCTCAGCGAGGTCGGCCCTGTCACGTTCCCGGCGTACGAGGCCACCACGGTAGGTGTGCGGAGCCGCGACATGTACAGGCTCTGGACCGCGCAGCAGCAGTTCTCCCCGGCCGGCCCCGCCGTAGGCACGCCGACCCCGGCAGATGACAGCCCGCCACCCCGGCACCTGTCAGCAACCGACCAGATCCGTTCCGCCATGGAACGGGCACGAATCGAAGGAATCATCTGATGGATCGCATGGAAGAGATCAGGGCTCGTCTCGACGAGCTCGAACACAGCACCGAAGCGACCGCCGAGGACCGCGCCGAGGTCGAGGCACTCATCGAAGAGTCCCGCGCCCTGCGGTTCTGCGCCGCGTACGACGAGTGGCGTGCCGGCCAGGTCGCCCAGATCCGGGCCGCAGCCGCGAACCCGGCCCGCCTCGAGCAGGCCGTCCCGCAGGTCAACGTGAACGTCAAGACCGAACAGGACCTCTACGACACCTCCACGATCCGTCACGAGTCCCGCCGCGACCTCGTCGCTCGGGCCGAAACGATCATGGAACAGTCCCGACAGTCCAGCGACGAGGCCCGTGCCGCAGCGCAACGGATCCTCGCCACAGCCGAAGGCGACGACCAGGAAGCCAAGGCCGTCCACTTCGTCCGCACCGCCGGGCCGGAGTACGCCGAGGAGTTCCGCGAGTACCTGCGAACCGGGAACGTCGGGCCGCGTCTCGTCGAGACCCGTACCGCGCTCAGCACCACGGCCGCGAACGGTGGCTACCTGATTCCATTTGAGTTGGATCCCACCGTCATCTTGGCTAATGCGGGTGTGACGAACCCGATCCGCGGGATCGCGAACGTCGCGACGATGTCCACGAACATCTGGCACGGCGTCTCGAGCGCCGGGGTGACGGCCGAGTGGATCGGGGAGGCCGCCGAGGTCGCGGACGCCAGTCCGACGTTCACGCAGCCGACGATCACCGCGTACAAGGCGGACGCGCACGTCATCGCGAGCATGGAGGTCACGCAGGACTCCAGTGTCGCTAGCGAGCTGACTCGGCTGTTCGCGGACGCCCGCGACCGGCTCGAGGCGGCCGCTCACGCAACCGGTTCCGGTTCGGGCCAGCCGTACGGCATCGTCACCCGCGTCGCGGCCGTCACCGCATCGCGGGTCGCGGCGACGACGAACAACAGCTACGGCGCGGTTGACGTGTACAAGGTCGCGAACGCGTTGCCGCCCCGGTACCGGCCGGGCAGCTCGTGGGTCGCCGAGTTGACCACGATCAACAGCACCCGCCAGTTCGACACCAGCGGCGGCTCGAGCTTCTGGGCGAACTTGGGGATGGGCCAGCCGGAGCAGCTGCTCGGCCGTCCCATCTACGAGTGCTCCAGCATCGACGGAGCCATCGCGACCGGCGATGACGACATCCTGCTGCTCGGCGACTTCGGGCAGTACTACATCCGGGACCGGATGGGGATGGAGATCCTGTTCGATCCGATTGTTCTCGGATCGAACCGCCGGCCCAGCGGGCAGGTTTCCTGGACGGCGTTCTGGCGGACCGGCGCCGACTGCGTCAATGTGGATGCCTTCCGCTGCCTCCGCGTATGAGTCTGTAGGGGCATAAGCGATTGAGGGGAGGGGCCATGTGGTCTCTCCCCTCTCGCGTCCTTGGGAAGTGAGTGGCCCGGCCACCGTGGGCGACGGTGCCGGGCCGTGGCAACCACCTACTGGAGAGGTGATCGCATGGTCAATCGTACCTGCGCTGGCTGTAACCGGAGCTTCGCTGGCAAGACCCGCAGAGCGACGTACTGCACTGTGGAGTGCCGTACCAATGCTTATGGCGCTCAGTTCCATTGCGCGCTCATGCTGAGTCGAGCTATGGAACAGCGCCGGTGTATGTACTGTCGGCGACGGTTCATTCCCCGACGCGATGACCAGCAGTTCTGTTGCAAGTCGCATGTAGCGGCGATGCGCCAAGTGCGGCAACACTGCGAAAAGGTCGTGTCTCGCTCAATCCGGTATGAGGGATTGCGCTGCATGCGGTGCGGGGCGCCCATCCCGTTCGATGCATTTAGAACAGTGAGGGTGTTCTGCTCATCGCAATGCGCGCAGCGATACCGCTCCACCAAGCTCGATCGTGCTCAGCGTCGCAAGGTGAGTGAGTGGGCCGCTGCTCGCCCAGATCGCAAATGTGTCGGATGCGGCGTTGCCTATTCGCCCCGACTCGACAAACAGCAATATTGTTCAACGGCATGCAGGCAACAGAACTACCGAGGCAAGAAGAAGCGTGACCCGGACACCGCCAGAGGCTCATTAGGCCAATGCATCGAGTGTGGCGCTGATTTCACCAAGGTGTCGTCGGCGCATAAGTGGTGCAGTCCACTCTGCAGGGGTAGAGGATCTAGCCGTGCCACAAAAAGGCGCCGCCGAAACATCGTTGCCGGATGCCGGGGAAGCCAGAACGACTACGCCGACGTCGAAATCTTTGAGCGTGATGGGTGGCGGTGTCATTTGTGCGGGAAGAAGATCCGGCGGGATGTGGATCGGCGGCGGCCTTCGGGTGCGACGATTGATCATCTGGTGCCGTTGAGCCTGGGCGGGGCTGACGTTCGAGAGAACGTGGCGGCGGCTCATCGTGCGTGCAACGTTGCGAAGAACGTTGCGGCGGTGGGCGACCAGTTGCGTTTGATTGGGTGAAGGGGGCCTTGTATGCGTGTTGTCGCTACGCAGTCATTCGTGCATCGCCCGACCGGCAGACAGATCCGCCGCGGCCAAGTCGTCGATGGATCCGACCCTGTCGTTGCGGACACTCCTGACTGGTGGTGGCGCGCCGAAGACGAGGACGCCACCGCCGCGCCTGGCCGTCCCAGATCGGCGAAGCGCAGGAAGGCCAGCCAGTGAAGTCTGGCGACAGGGTCGCTGTGTCGTGGCTTCACCCCGCCGAGACGATCACCCCCCACTTCGTCGCGTCGCTCGACCGGGTGCGGCGCACCTCGCATCGGGTCGTGGACGCTGGCGGACTACCTGCGGGGGCGAACATCACGTCTGCCCGCAACCGGCAGGTGCAGTGGTTCCTCGACGAGACACGGGCAGAGTGGCTGTGGATCGTCGATTCGGACATGGCGTTCGACGGCGACACGTTGGAGCGGCTCTGCGAGTCCGCTGACGACCGCCGCTGCCAGATTGTCGGCGGGCTGTGCTTCGCTCTGCTCACCGACCTCAAGACCGGGCTGGAATATCCGGCGCCGACGATGTTCCTGCTGTCGGACACGCCAGGCGAACTGTTGCGCTGCTGGGATTGGCCGGCGTCGCTGTGCGAGGTCGACGCTACAGGTGCAGCCTGCCTGCTCGTACACCGGTCGGTGTGTGAGCAGATGCGAGATGCCCACCCGGGACCGTGGTCGTGGTTCCGCGAGCAGATCGTGGACGGGCGGCCCATGAGCGAAGACATCACGTTCTGTCTCCGGGCAAGGTCACTCGGATATTCGGTGTGGGTCGACACTCGTGTGGAGATTGACCACATGAAGTTGCTGCCTGTCAATGCCGGGATGTATCGGGCGTGGCGTGCCGGGCCGGGGTTCGCTGCGACCGTCGGCGACACCATCGAGGTGTCTGCGTGACAGCGTTCACGGCGGTGATTGCGTCACGCCGCGACGATGGCGACTGGCGCGATCTCGACCTGGCGGTCCGGTCGTTGCGGCACTACAGCACCGTGCCGATAGTGGTGGCGTGGCAAGGACCGGCCGCACCTGACATCCCGGCGGACCTGCTCGTCGAGCAGCCGGACAGTTGCGCGACGTTCGGTGCCGCATACCAGTTTGCTGCCGGCCTGACGGACTCGCCGCTGCTGTTGGTCTGTAACGACGACATCGTGGCGTGCCCCGACAGCGTCGATCTGCTCGTCACCGACTATCAGGTCGCTGCCGACGTCGGGCCGGTCGGGTTCGTCGCAGCGTCAGCGAACTACGCCCGGCCGTCCCAGCAGCGGCTTCGCCCGTTGGAACGGCCGAAACCGGCCCGGGTGGTGTCGCCGTTCTTCGCTGTTGTCGAACGGGCAGCGCTACCCGAGCGATGGCCGGACTGCAACTGGTACAGCGACGACATCATGTGCGTCGACATGGCCGCAGCGGGCCGCACCCACTGGCTGTCGCGGGCGATCGTCCACCACATCGGTGAACGGTCGACGGGCCGCGACCACGGCGCACTTGATCGTGATGGCCGCAAGTGGGTGCTGGAGCACCGCCCCGATCTGGCAGGAGTGGTCTGCTGATGCATCCTGCGGCGGCGGCGTGGATCGCCGCACAAGTTGAAGGGCGCGGGCCGTGGGACGGCTCCCGGATCCTCGATATCGGTGGCCGCAACGTCAACGGGTCAGCGCTTGACGAGTTCGTCGGCCACGACATCGAAACTCACGTCATCGACGTGACACCAGGGCCGGGTGTCACGCTCGTCGCTGACGGCCGCACCTGGACTCCGACGCACGCATTCCACGCGGTCACTTGCACCGAGGTGCTCGAGCATGTGCAAGGTTGGCCGGCGGTGCTGTGGACGTGCTGGCAGGCGCTACAGCCTGACGGGCTGCTCATCGTGACCGCAGCAGGGCCGGGCCGACAGCCGCATTCAGCGGTCGATGGACTCGGGCTCCGCGGCGGCGAGTGGTACCGGAACGTGCAGCCGGCATGTCTCGCCGATGTCCTCGATGCGTGCGGGTTCGCCGACATCGAGGTGGACACGTCGGTGCCGGGCGACGTGTACGCCACCGCCAGAAAGTGAGACAGCACTGATGGACCTGCTCACGTTGGCGGAATGCATGGACATGCTCGGCGTCGACGGCGCTGCCGATGGCGCTGTTGTACAGACCTACATCGGCACGGCGTCGGACATCATCGACGCCAAGTGCGGCCCCGTCGTCGCCCGCAGCGTCACCGACCATCTCGACGGCGGCGACGGCAAGGTGTGGGTCACGACCCCGCCGATCCTGACCGTCACCGACGTGCAAGAGTGGGACGGCACGGCGGCGACGGTGCTGACAGAAGAGCAGCCGTTCGCGTTCCCGGTACCGATCGTGCCCGCTAACGGCTTCCTGGTGGACGCTGCCGGGACAATCCGTCGCCGCAGCTCCGGCAGCGACGCCGCTTTCCCCTCCGGTCGCCGCAACATCCTGGTGGCATATTCCGCCGGCCGGGTCGCCGCTGTAGCTGATGTGCCCGACCGGTTCCGACAGGCATCGTTCATGATCGTCGACCGGCTGTGGCGGCTGTACCAGGCGACAGGCACGTCGACGTACGGCACCGACGAATGGGTGCCCGCTCGGGCCGTCCCGCCGATGGTCAACGAGCTCCTCGCAGCAGACATGCTCCCAGTCCCGGTGGCGTGATGAGCGGCATTGTCGCTGCTCGCGATGCCGTATATCAGGCGCTCAACGGGGCGTCGCTCGATGTCGACTGGGTGCTGGACCACGAACCCGTGAAGCTGCCCCAAGGCATCACGATGACCGTGTCGTTCATCATCGCTGACGCCATCACCCCAGAGCAGCTACGCATCGCGGTCCGGGTGTACCTGCCCGGCAACCTCGACCCCCAGACCGCTCAAGAACGACTCGGGCGGGTCATGGACACCGCTGTCGATGCGCTACCGGACACGTTCGGGCCCGACTCCTGGTCGGCGTACTGGGACCAAGACATCGGGGCGCACATCGCTGAATGTGTCGTCGCCACAGCCCGCGGATTCGAGAGCTAGCCCGATGCGGATCGTCGCGGTGCATCCTGGCCCAGATTGGTCAGTCGCTGACTGCCACCGCGGATACGTCGAAGCATTCAAGGCTCTCGGCCAGACCGTCGTCGAGTTCGACACCGGAGCCCGGCTCGACTTCTACGAAGCGGCGCTGCTCGAGGACGCCGACAACCAGACCGTCCGGGCAGCATTCCCGGACGCCACGGACCAGGCCGTCCTGGTCAGCAAAGACCTCGAATCGGTGCTGTACGAGACATGGCCGGACCTGATCTGGGTGACCTACGGCACCTGCGTCGACCCTCGCACGTTGCAGCTCGCCCGCCGACGCGGACACACCGTAGTGATCCACCACACTGAAGCCCCCTACGAGGACGAGCGCGGGATTAAGTGGGCAGCAGCCGGTGTCGCTGACCTGTGGCTCATCAACGACCCGACGAACATCGAACGGTGGCGGCAGGCATGGCCGCACGTCACCTACCTGCCCCACAGCTACCGGCCGACGGTGCACCGATTGCCGCGGCAACAGGTAGCGCCGTTGTGGGATGCCATCTGGATCGGGTCGTCATTCCCGTCCCGTGTCGAATGGTTCACCCGATTCGTCGAGGCGGCACAGATCGACTTGGCGCTCGCCGGCAACTGGATGAACTTGGCCGACAGCCATCCGCTCGTGCCGCACATCCTCAACGGCAACCACGAGAGTCTCGATAACACTGAAGTGCCGGGCCTGTACCACCAGGCCCGCATCGGGCTGAACATGTACCGCCGCGAAACCGAAGATGGCGCTACAGCTGACGGCTGGGCGATGGGTCCCCGCGAGGTCGAGATGGCCGCCTGCGGACTGTTCTATCTGACCGAGCCGCGCGGCGAGAACCGCGAACGCCTGCCGATGTTGCCGACGTTCGAGTCGCCCGAAGATGCCGCCGAACAGGCTGCGTGGTGGACAGCCCACGACAAGCAGCGGCGTGCTGTCGCACTGGACGCCAGGGCCGCTATCGCCGACTGGACATTCGAGCGGCGTGCCGTGCAGGTGCTGACGCTGCTCGAGCAGCTCAACGCCGCCGCCTGACCCCCACCTCTAGGTCGCCAGTAAGTCCCCGCCCGAACGTGCGTGCGCGCGTCAGGGCCTAACAGAAAGAAGACCACATGAGTCGTCTGCACGGCCGTAACGGCCGCGTGTACCTCGCCGCGACGAACGGCGGTAACGCCGCCCCAGTCGTGTCCCTGTCGTCCTGGAGCATCGACTTCAGCGTCGACCAGGCCGACGCCACCGCATTCGGCGACACCAACAAGCAGTACGTCGCCGGACTCCCCGACGCGTCCGGGGCGTTCTCCGGGTTCTACGACGACGCCGGCCAGTCCCTCGTCGCCGCCGCCCGCGACGGCCTCAGCCGCAAGATGTACCTGTATCCGAGCACGTCGGACAACACGAAGTACTGGTACGGGTCGGTGCTCGTCGACGCTTCGTTCGAGGGCGCGGTCGACAAGGCGATCTCCGCTTCCGCGAAGTGGAAGGCCGCCGGGGACATCACCCCGATCGGCATCACCTGATCGTTCGCCCGGCTACGGCCGGCACCCATTGCAGGACGCTGTTTGCTTCCCTGCATCCGTCCTGCGGGGGTGCCGGCCGAGCCGGGGTCGCCACGACCATAAGGGAGGCACCTGGTGGCTGTAGAGATCCACGCCAACTTCGACTTCACCCGCCGCGACAAGTACGAACTTGAGAAGAAAGCCAAGGATCTCGTCGGCGACCGGATGCCGTTCGGGCAACTGTGGCAAGACTTCCTCGACGGCGGCGCTGTCGGCGAAACAGTCCTCATGTGGTGGTGGGCAACGCTCGATGGTCACCCCGATGTGACGATCGACGACGTGTTCGACTGGGACAACGACGACTACGAGCTGGTGCTCCCTGACCCTGACGAGGAGGAAGGGTCGGGGGAAGAGAGTGCCGCCGAGACTGGCGGCAGTACCACGCCTCCACGGTCTTCCCGCTCGTCAAGTTCTACGGAGTCGGCCGAGACGAAGTCCTCGGTTGGGACGAAGACGTCCTGACAGCAGCGACGGATTACATGAGCGGCTACCTCGAAGGCGACACCGACATCAACTACTACGACTGAAAGCCGGGCTGTCGTGGCGTCTGTGTCGTTCAAGCCGACAGCACAAGGCGCGGCGGCGATCCGCCGGCTAGCGGACGCTCCGGCCCAGATTCGGGCCGGGGCCCGTGTCGGTCTTGCTGACCACGCGTGGCAGGTCAAGCGCGGGTTCCGGTCGGCGCAGGGGTCGAAAGCGAAGGGGATGCGGTACGACGATCCGGTGCCGCGCGGCGACCAGTGGGTCGTGGTGTTCAAGCTGCGCTACATCGCTGCGTGGATGGAACTCGGCACCCGGGCGCACCGCATCGTCCCGCGAGCGCTCGGCCGGGCACGGCTGAACAGACGGACCGGCCTCCAGGATGTCCACGCGTTGACGTCGCGGCAGAAGAAGGCCGGCGGCGGGAAACGTGCCCTTGCGACACCTGACGGGCCGAGAGCGTTGGCGAGAGTGTCCGGCGTCAAGGCCCGGCACACCTTCGAGCGGTACCTGGCCCGGCAGATGCAGGTCGGCAATCAGCGCATCAGCGACGGCGTGATCCGAAAGATGGGCGGGAGGTGACTCGGTGGCTGTAGCTAAGAGCGTCATCGAGTTCGCGCTCACCGCGGACGCGTCCGGTCTTGTCGGCGGCATTCAGAAGGCCAAGGGCGAGTTCGCGTCGATGGAGCAGGCGGCCGGGAAGGCCGGGCAGACGACCGGGCAGTCGCTGGAAGCGATGCAGACGAGGATGTCGTCTGTCGGCAACAAGATGTTGGGTGTCGGCGCTGCGATGACGGCAGCGACGTTGCCGCTCACGTTGGCGCTCAAGAGCGGCCTTGAAGGGCTCAAGAACGCAGAGGTGCGGGCCGCTCAGACTGCCGCGGTGTTGAAGTCGACGGGCGGCGCAGCGAACGTCACGGCTGAAGGGGTGACGACTCTCGCGAATTCGTTGCGGGATATGTCGGGGGTGTCGGGCGGCACGATCCGTGAGGGCGAGAACATGCTTCTCACGTTCACGCGGATTAGGAACGGTGTCGGTGAAGGCAACGACATCTTCGACCAGGCCACGAAGTCGGTGCTGAACATGTCGGTCGCGATGGGCACCGACATGAAGACCGCATCCATTCAGGTCGGCAAGGCACTGAACGACCCGGTCAAAGGTCTGACGGCACTGAACCGGGTCGGCATCCAGTTCACCGAAACGCAGAAAGAACAGATCAAAGGGTTCATCGCGGTCGGCGACGTGGCGTCCGCTCAGAAAGTCATCCTCGCCGAGCTGGAGAAGCAGTTCGGCGGGTCGGCGGAGGCGTTCGGGAACACCGCTGCCGGGCAGGCAGCGAAGCTCGAGAACGAGTTCATGAAGTTGAAGATGACGTTGGCGCAGGAGCTGATGCCTGCGTTCAAGACGGTCATCGAAGTTGTCCGTGACGGGGTGAACTGGTTCAACAGCCTCGACGAGGGGTCGAAGAAGTGGATCGCTACCGTCGCGGTCGCGCTTGTGGCAGGCGGGCCGATCTTGACTGGTCTTGGTGCTGTCACGAAGCTCGTGTCAGGGCTCATCGGTGTCTATGGCAAGTTGACCGTGGCAGCTACCGAGGCAGCGGCCGCTGAGACAGCAGCGGCCAACGCGGGGACTGGCGCGATCCTGACGAAGACAAGCGCTCTCAAGCAACTGCTGGCGACTATCAGCAAGGGTGCGTTGGCGGGCGGTGCGGGCGGGTTGCTCGGTGGCGGCGGTGACCCGGGCGCAGGTGCCACAGGCGCGATTGTCGGTGCCGGTGCCGGGTTGATCGGGTCAGGAGCATTGGCAGGGCCGCTCGGCGTTCTCGCTGGTGCAACATCGACCACGAACCCGATCTCCGTGCGTGACACTAGCGACGAAGAGAACGGATTCATTCAGCTGCAACATGTCGTCGAGAACGCGCGCAATTCGATCGCTCAAGCAGGCGACGACATGGAGGCGAAGTTCGCGTCGATCCGTAACAGTGTCGGCTCGAACATGATCGGCAGCGCTGAAGACATTCAGCGGCTGCAAGGTGAACTGCAACGGCTGGCGCAGGAGAATGGCATAGCGAGCCTGTCGTTCGATGGAACGTCGACGTCAATCACCGGGATGACAGGCCACTTTTACACGGCCGAGCAGGTGACGAGCAGTGTCGCATCGTCGTTGGGGCGCGTCGCTGAAGTAGCCGCGAACGTAGGTCCCGCTCAGCAGCAGGCGGCAGCTCAGCAGCAGGTGGCGCAGGCAGCGCAGGCTGCCGGGATCAACATCCAGGCGTTGCAGACGAACCTTGAGACCATGTTCCAGCCGTACTTGTCCGCCGAGCAATCGGCGCTGGCGTACGAGCAGTCCCTGCAAGGACTCGACGCCACGATGCAGCAGCGCGGCGCTACTGACCTGCAAGTCCAGCAGGGCATGTTCGGGCTGCTGTCCGCTACCGGCGCGCAGATCAACGCTCTTGCTGAGTCCGTCGCGTCCGAGTCCGAATATCAGGTCGTGCAGGAACGCACGAAGGCGAAACTCGACGAGCTCGCCCAGAAGTACCCGCAGTTGCGCGACAAGGCAGACGAGTACAAGACCAAGATCGACGAGCTGATCGCGCAGTCGAAGAAGCCGATCACGAACAAGGTCAACGTCGAGACTGACGAGGCGACCCGCAAGCTGAACGACTACAAGCGGCTTGCGGCGTCGATCCAGGACAACATCCTGACCCAGCACGTACCCGTCCCGGCCGCGCCGGAAGGGGCGCGGGGCGGGATCATTCAGGGCGACGTCGCCTACTTCGCCCGTGGGGGACTGTTCAACCGCGCCACCGCGATCGTCGGGGAGGGGAACGCTCCCGAGTACGTGATCCCGACGGACCGCAAGTACCGCGGCCGTGCGTTGGGGTTGTGGCAGCAGGCCGGGGCGGCTCTCATGGCCGAGGGCGGCGTTGTTGGCGGTGACGGTGCTGCGGCGCCGGCATCGTTCGCTGTGGTGGGCCCGGCTCTGTCGCCGGAAGTTGTGCCGCTCCTCGGCCAGATCCGCGACATCCTCGCCCAGATGGCGTCCACCGGCGCCGCGGCTACGTCTGCTCCGGTAGCGGCAGCGACCGGCGCGCCGGCGGCTGCGCCTGGCGGACTTGCCGACCCGGCCGCAGCGTCGGGCGGCATGACGGCACTAGTAGACACCACCACGGCGTACGGTGTGGCGGCGGCAGCAGCGACGGTCGCGGTACAGGTGCTGGACGCCGCGGTGCTGCAGTCAGCGTCAGCGACACTGCCGGCAGCGACGGCAGCCACCCAAGCCGACGACCTCGCTACACAGTCGTTGACGTTGGCGGCACAAGCCCAAGTGCCCGCCCAGGCTGCGTGGCAGGCACAACTGACATTGACCCGTGCGGCACTCGACCTCGTAACTGCCGGGGTCGTGCAGGTCATTGGGCAGATGCAGACGTTGAACGCCACGCAGGTGGCGCTCCACGTTGACACGTCGCAGGTGACCGCGGCTGCCGGATCTATCGGCAGCCTGGCGTCGGCGGTGCAAGGCGCTCTCGGGTCGTTGGGGCTGTCCACGAACGCTCTGTCGCAGTGGCTCGGTGTCGTGCTCGCATTGCCGAGCGGAGTGTTGGCCGGCGCTGTCGGTGCCGAGTCCGGCGGCGTTGTCGGCCGAGGCAACGTCGGGGCAGGGTTCACCGCGAACCGACCGACGCTTGTCGGCGAAGGCAATCCGGCGTGGCGGGAGTACGTCGTCCCGACCGACCCTGCGCACCGGTCGAACGCGATGGGGCTTCTCGGAGCGCTGCACCAGGACCTCGGTGTCGCGCCGATCGGGATGGAGGCCGGCGGTGTCGTCGGCAAAGTCGGTGCTGCTATTGCCGCGACGACAGCGAACGCGGCGCGGTCTGCGTGGGGCGGCACCGCCGGGTCCGCGCCGGGCCAGCTCGGCAAGGTGACCGGCGGGTCGATGGTCGCCGCGGCAGCGTTCAACGTCGGCGGCGGCGGGTCGCAGAAGTTCGTCGACTTCGCGATGCAGCAGGACGGCGAGCAGTACGTGTGGGGAGCTGAAGGCCCCGACGCCTGGGACTGCTCCGGCCTCGTGCTGGGCGCAGCGGCAGCTGCCGGGCTGCCAGGCTTGCCGCACTACAGCGGCAGCCAGATCGACATGGCATCGCCGATCCCCGTCGCGCAAGGCATCTCCACAGCCGGAGCGATCCTGTGGCGTCCCGGCCACATCGCTATCAGTCAGGGCAACGGGCGGACCATCGAAGCGCGCGGGGTCGCGTACGGCGTCGGGCAGTGGGACGCCGGGGGCCGGTTCGAGCGTGCCGGCCTGTTGCCGTTCCCGGGCGCGTCAGGGTCAGTGTCCGATTCGCTGTCGTCAGGGTGGCAGTCGGTCGGGAAGTACATCGCCGACAAGTTCCGCGAAGCCGGTGTCGGTGTCGGCCCTTCTGTCGGCGGCGAGGCCGGGGAGGCGTCGGGTGAGTCGTTCACGGGCCGGATCTCCACGTTTGGTGGCCCGAACGACCCCGGAGCTCGAGGAGGGATGGCGTACAACGGCACGACCGTCGACGCGTACTACGCAGGCGTGCCGTACGCGGCGATGCGGCTGTCCGCCGGGACATTCCAGGGCCGCCGCGGCGAGATCCCGTTTGAACCACGGTCGTGGATTCAGATCGACCGGGGCGGCGCGACGACCCGGGCGCAGATCTTGGACTGGGGGCCGGGCTGGCGGACGAACCGCCTCGTTGACGTGGCACCGTATGTAGCGGACGCGATCGGAGCGAACACCGACGACACCGTTACCGTGACCGGCGTGCAGAGCTATGACAGCGGCGGGTTTCTGCCGCCTGGCCTGTCGCTGGCGTACAACGGCACCGGGGTGCCGGAGCCGGTTGTCCCGGCCGGCCGGGTGCCGTACAAGATGGCTCCGGGCACGAAGTTTCCGTGGCCGGTCAAGAAGAACTCGTTGCCGAAGGTGTCAGCGACCACGACCGTCGCGGCCGGTGCGCCGCTCCCGAAGTTCCCGCCGCTGGCCGGCAGCAACGGAGCTGCGGTGGTGGTGAACGTTTACATCACGGGATCGGTCACCGCCGAAGAGGACTTGGTGACGACGATCACCGACGCGATCAACGCGAACACGCGTCGCGGGTACGTCGGGGTCGGCTAGATGGGATGGATGCTCGGCGTCAAGGACCCGATGGAAGGCGTGGTCGACCGGGGAGGAATCCCGTCGTCGAGTAGTTACGACCCGCCGCTCGTGAAGGCGTACGTGTACAGCTACGGCGGCCACGACGGCGTGAACTGGTCGGAGCTACAGCCAACAGACGGCACATCCCTTGACGCCACGGTCATGGCGGACCTTGTCGGAGAGCTGGATGCTGCTGCCGGAGCCGGGTACACGGGCGGCATCAAGCTCCGGGTGCTGTGCGGGCTCAACTCGCCGTCGTGGGTCAAGACAGCGGCCGGGACGTTCAAGTGCGACACGACCCCGACCGGCGGTTCGGCGTCCGAAGCGGACTGCCCGCTGTGGTTCCTGCCCGCGTACCACCAGGCGTACGACGACCTCATGCGCCTTCTCGCAGCAGAGTTGGACGATCACCCGGCGCTCCGGGACGTGGCGATCACCGCTGACGGGCTGCATTACGGCGAGCCGTACGTCCGGAAGATCAATCAGAACGTCACGACAACGGGGTCAACGACGAAGGTCAACATCTGGAACGCCTTCTACGCGGCTCGGGCCACCGCAGGGTTCCGCGACAGCGCCGGCAGGCAGTGGGTCACGACGGGTAGCCCGAGCACCGACCACTACCACGGCAAAGAACTGGACCGCGTCGCCGGGGACGGGTGGCACAAGACCGACCGTCACTACGGCCTGCAATATGCCGACATCGCGTCAATGCAGGCAGCGGTGCGGACCCACAACCGGTGGTGGGTGCAGACACGGTCGAGCTTGGCGGTCAACCCGTATCAGCAGATCCTGCTCAACGACGACACCACAGTGAACGGCACCGTCGAGAACACCCCGGCAGACCGGGAACGGCCGTACAAGTCGTGGACGCTCCGCTCGATGGTCGAAGCCCGCGAGCTCATGACCCAACGCGTCGTGCTGGGCAACAACTCGGTGCGGTACACGCCTCCACGGACAGCGACGGGCAGCGACACGTTCGAGCGGGCCGACGCCGCATATGGAAGCGGTTGGGGCACTGCGTCTGGGGGCGGCACCTACACGAGCGGCAACATCTCCGATGTCGGCATCACTTCCGGCGCTGGGGCGATCCGCCAGGACGCTGCCGGGGACCGGCGGATGCGTCACACCGCGACAGCTACCGGCGACTCCGAAGTGCTGATCGGGATCGCATGGTCAGCACATGCAGCAGGTGCAGCCCATCACGTCTCGACCGAGCTGTGCGTCCAGGACGTAGGTGGTACGGCGAACGGCTTCTACGAGATCGAGCTCGAAGAGTTGACGAGCGGCACCGTCAGGCTCAGGTGGCGTAAGAGCGACTCGACGGTCGGGTCCACGACAGCGCTTCCCCAGGCCGGTGTCGTGAACTACCCGGTCACGACCTCTTACGCCCTCGGCCAGACCATCTGGGTACGAGCTCAGATCGAAGCATTCACCGAAGACGAAGTGACTCTCCGGGCCAGGGCATGGCTCGACGGCGATGTGGAACCGGCCGGGTGGCAGATCGAGATCACCGACACGTCACCGGATCTCGTGAACTTCAACGGCCACTTCGGCATCCGCGCGAACGCCGGGACCGGGTACACGGCCACGTCGAACGTGTGGTCGATCGAGTCGTGGGCTGTGACACCGATCGGCACTCCGACGCTGTCGGCATCGGTCGGCGGGCCGGCAGCGTCCGCGAAGTACGAGCGGATCTACCAGACCCAGGCAGAGCTGGGCGGCCCGACGTACTACCAGACCGCAGCACCGTCACGGCTCCCTCACGCGAACCTCGGGGACGTGCTGAACTGGGCGTCGTCCACGACCGCCGAAACTACGTCGTTGGGGCAGCACGGCCAGCAGGCCGCATACGTCGAGTTGCCGTCGAGTTACGACGGCGATGGCGGCTATGCGGCGTTCAGCACAACAACGCTGGCGTCACGGGACAACGACTTGGCGGCGTCGTGGCCGATCGACGGACTGCCGTCATCTGTCTCGTGGGTAGACGACGCAGCGATGGCAGACGTCAGGGTGTACGTCGGGTTCCGGCTCGACCCGAACGATCCGCCAGGTGACCGCTGGACTGTCGGAGATGCCGAGTACGGCAAAGTGGGCTACTACCCCCTCGGCGGCCTGAACGAATGGCGCGACATCACTGCTGACGTGATGCGAGTGTCCACCCGCCGAGGATTCGACCGCGAAACCGGCGCAGCACAGCCCGGATCTTGCACGCTCCGGATCCGGAACACCGACCGCACATACGACCCCGAGAACGTCGACAGCCCCTATCACGGCGGCATCTGGCCGAACATTCCGGTCAAAGTGACCGCCATCTTCAACGGTGCTGAAGGTCCGCTGTGGATCGGGTACGTCGACGAATGGCAGTGCGACTACGACATGCCCGTCGAAGGCGTTGTTGACGTGAAGTGCAGCGACATCCTGAAACTGGCGGCGTTCACCGAAGTGCCCGAAGACCCCGAGGAACCGGGCCAGGGCGACACGTCGTACGCCCGGACGTTGCGGCTCATTGACAAAGCCAAGTTCGAGATTCAGGACTACGACCGCACCACGGTGCTGCCGGCGTACACGCCCGCGAGTGGCCCTACGGTCACGCTCGCGAAGTCGAAGTTCGGCGGCAAGTACCTCGAGCAGCTCCGCAAGGTCGTTGAAGCGGAGCGTGGCGTGATGGCTGTCCACGCTGACGGGCTGGTCCGTTTCGGCGGCCGATATCAGCTTGCCGGCGACCCGAGGTCGCGGTACTCGCAGGTGCTCTTCGGCGAAGCTGCCGGAGAAGTGCCGTACAGCAAGATCGACGTGAACTTCACCGACCGCGAGGTCTTGACCGAGGTGGTGTGCACGCGTGATGGCGCTGACCGCGACGACGACGCCGCTCGGCAGACCGCAACTAGCGAGACAGCGAAGACGCAGTCGGGGCTACGGGTCAAGATATCGAAGTCGTTCTCCGCGCCGTACGATCGCAACACGCTGTGTCTGAATGCTGCCGAGTTCGTGCTCCGTCAAGCCGCGACACCGGGGCTGTATGTGGACAGTATCGAGGTGGTGCCTCGTGGAGCTATGCAGTGGGCTGCGCTTATCAGCCGCGAACTCGGGGACCGCATCACTGTTCGCCGCAGACCACGACACGCGTCCGATGTGGCGTTGCTGCAAGCCGATTCGCATCTGACCGAAATCAGCCACGACATCGAGCCTGGACTGCACTGGAAGGTCACGTTAGGGCTGTCGCCCGCGCCACCTAGCGACGACGTGTGGATCGTTGGAGACGTGACCGCCGGCATAGTCGGCTCAGCGAGATTGGGTTAACACCTTGGGCACTTACTCGTTCACCTCACCGCGGTCCTACTCGACAGGTGATGTGGTCACGTCCGCAGACATGAATACGCACTGGCGAGACAACGTCGGTTTCCTCTGGGACCGGCCCGCCGTGCGGGTGACTCGCACCACCGCCGTGTCGATGATTACTGGGTCACCGATGGGCCTCGCATGGGAAGCCGAAGAGTTCGACTCGGACTCGATGTGGAACGCTGGCGGGTCGCCGTCGCAGAAGGAACTGCTGACGGTCAACACCGCCGGTGTCTACCTGGTGCAGTTGCAGTTCGGATGGGCAGCCAACTCCGCTGGGGACCGTCACGCTCAGATCAAGCATTCGACAGGCGGCACGATCGGATATTGGACGATGCAGCCGCCCGCCGGTGGTGCTGTCACTGCGTTCTGCAACGTGTCGTGCCTGTTCCGGGCCGCGGCCGGGACGAGCTTCCTGATCGAGACGTTCCAGGACTCCGGGTCGAACCTGAACACCGTTGCGCCGCTGTCGTTCTCGGCGTGCTGGCAAGCCAAGTTCTGATGGCGAAGGTTCTTGCGGTTGGTGATTCGATCGTGGCGGGCGACCACTTGCAGTGGGGCGTGTGGGATGCGTGGCCCGCACGGACGGACCCGTGGCAGTGCCGCTACCAGATCGTCAACCGGGGGGTCGGCGGCTCGGGAGTCGCCGCGGCCGCGGCCGCGTTGCCGGGACTCCTCGCGGAGACGACACCGGCGGAGGTGTGGTGTCTGGTCGGCACCAACGACCTGTGCCACATGCATCCCGATGTGCTGTGCGGCACCCTCGCCCAGATGTGTCAGACCGCAGCGTCGGCAGGTGCCGTGTGGCGGCAGGCAACGATCTGCCCGACCGCCAGTCTGTATCCGTGGCGGTCCTGTCACGAACCCGACCGGGTCGCGGTGAACGGCTGGATACGTGCCTACTTCGGGCCGTGGCTCCTCGACTTCGACGCCGCGCTACGAACCCCCGCAGGGGCCCTCGATCCGGTGTACGACATCGGTGACCGCATCCACCCCAACGTCCTCGGGCACGTGCGGATGGCTGACGTCGCCCGCAACGCTCTGATCGCACACCCAGGAGGGACCTGATGACCAAGGTGAGGATCGGTATCTCCACCGTCGTGCTGTGGCTCGCCGCTCTGGCGGCAGCGGTCGGCGCGGCAGCGCAGGTCGCAGGCGACCGGGCGCCGTGGCTCGCCGCGGT